CCAAATTGTGAGTTAGTTGATGGCGTGTAAGCCATCGAAAAACCTTGATCAAATTCGCCTAAAGCCGTTGGACACAGGAAAGGATCGTCAGCTTGATCGGGGTTCCCCGTTCCAAGAGCGCCATCACTTCCCGCAAACAGGTCTGAACGTGTTACTCGGTTGGTCCCTTCACCAGAGCTCCAATACAACGCATAATCTCTTTTGCCTAAAGTGTTAATGCTGTTGGTGCCAAGCCAAACGCCGCGAATGCTTGGCGAGGAAACTCCGTACTGCCCCGCAACATAAATTGCCTTATACATCTGATACGTTCCAAACGAAAATAAACGCGACCATAACAAAGATGGTGCTAAGGCAAGACCACCAGTAATCTCACCATCAGCACCTGTATCAGGTTTGCCAAACGGGACTGGAATGACGTCTCCATATTCAGATAACGCCGCAACACTATCAAAAGAAGATGCTTGATTAAACCGTGATGGCCCTACCTGATCAGGAAGGTTTTGTGTAGTGACTTGTTTGCGCTTCCTTGTTGTAATGTCTGGAGGCTTAGGTGCAAGCAGAATACTTGCAGCTGTACTTACAGCACCGATAGCAAGACTAATGCCAACGTAAACTAAATAATCTACATTTTGTATGTCAGGAATATGGGCATACTCTGCCGGACGTACAACAGATCTAATCGTGGCATGACGTACAAACTTTTTATACTCTTCTTCTGAACAACCAATAACTTGAATTAGCTCTTTTTCGTACGGTAAGAGCGGCGGATTGTAATTTGTGCCGTGGGCTTCCAGTCCACCGCTTTTGTTGCTTGATTGATAAAAAGAATCCCGTGCTGCCATACAACTCCAAAAGTCGGCGACTTATCCGACAGCACTACGATGTCACCATCATACTTCGGGAAGTCAACTCTATTGCAGTAGCGGTCGAAATCTCTCAGGATTTCTCGCCAGCCTGCCTGATACCAGCTGCTTTTGACGCCAGGATTTTCAATCCCCATACAGTCCAACGCTTCCATCACCAGGTGGATGCAATCATTGTCGCCGTAGCGGTAAGGGCGCCCGATCAGATGGCTACACATTTACCTGAGCCGTAAACGGAATCTTGCCAACCAAAGCCCGATGCAGCCTTCTACCAGGGACTTCCGAACCCACAGCATCTAAAACAGTATTAAGACTGACCTGCAAAATTGCGTCGTCCCATCCACCGGCAGAGAAAACGCCCACGTAAGAGTACAAAACTCTTTCAACTGTGGTCGATCCAGGTGTAAATAAAACTACATTTACACTCGCAACCCACTGGTCTTCCAAGGCCTCTTCTGCCCAGCTTTGAGAAAGAACCGTTACTGGAAAATTCAACGCGGCATCAATGTTGTCACCTTTCAGCGAAACGACAGAACCGCTAAAGGCAAATGGCAGAAAGCCGTAGCTGTTTCCACTATAGCTCACATCATTACCAATCGAAAAGTTTTGAAACCAGAAGCGAAGATCACCCCTAGGCCCAAAGTTCAAAAGATGGCCAATTGAAAATTCCATTAGATGCCAATTCCTCTACGGGCTGATGAACTCATCTTTAGCCTTCTGAATGTTCGCTGTTCGCCCTGCGATGCACCTTGTTCGGCAGCTTGCCGCATTCCGCTTTGGAACTGATCTGCGGTCACGTAATCCACTGAGTTGATACGTTCCACGGTATAGCGAACATCGATTGGCGCGGCAACAGCAGTACCGCCTTCCGCTCCAGCAGAACCGCCGCCTCCTCCTGCCGGGATGACAGAAGATCCGCGTGAACCCCTGGCGTAACGTCCCATGCTTTCACGCATCTTGGACTGAGGAATAATGTATTCCGGTTCGCCACCTTCACCAACAAGACCAAGGGTTGGTTTGTTTACCATGCCTCCTTGGCTAAAAGCCTTAAACCCGCCGGGGACATAGGCTCCTTCGGCAGCAGCAAAAATAGACGATCCTTGAGCGACTGCCTTTCCTCCAGCGTCACCACCACCACCAGCGAAGGATCCAACTATCATCGACACAAACCTAATTGCAGCAAGCTTGATTGCAGCAGCAGCAATTTCAGCTGCCATATCAAGGAAATGATCAGCAATGCCTTGGAAGAAGCTAGCCATTGCTTCTCTTGCTGTCATTGAACCATCAATTAGACCTCTAAATGCTGTCTTGAATGATTCGCCAATAGCTTCGCCTGCTGCTTTTACTTGATTCAATGGGTCTGTTAGTTTTTTTAGGTTTTTTTCTAGTTCGCCAATATGCTTGTCCAATCCTTCTAGGAATGTATCTTCCTTGTGGAGTTCTTTCGCTGCTCCTTCTGCTTTTTCTTTTTCCTTAGGTAGACCTTTTTTGGCATCTTCTAGATCTTCTATTGCTTTTACCCTTTTCTTGAATGCCTCAGTAGTCCTTTCTTCTGCACTAGCTGTATCAACTGCAGCCTGCAATTCTGCAATTTTTAAATCAAGTAAATGCTTGGAGGCATCGAATTGCTTGTTTATCTCAACAAGTTGCTTCGCTAGTTCAGGGTTTATTCCTTCTGCAATAAGACGCGCATATTCCTTATCCGCTCGAATCTTCTCATGGATACTCTTGGTAATAGCTTCTAGAGGTTTCGTTGCACTTTCAATTACTGCCTTAGTCTTCCGCTCTAGCTCTAAAGCTTGCTTCTGCGCAAGCAAATCTTTTGCTGTCATCTGAGCTTGCAATAGCAGCTTCCTTACTTTAGTGTTCGCACCTTCCTTGAGCAATCTTTGGAATGCAGCCTCAAGATTACTTCTTTCTTTTGCTTGTTTTCCTATTAGCTTGCCAATCTCGCCTTGAGACTGTTGGATCCTCAGCTGATCCCTCAATCTGCGAACGATTTCGTTTGCGCTGTCAATGCGGGCTTGGGTGTTGTCCTTTCCTTTGCCTTTGCCATCGCCATCGCCATCGCCATTCGGCGTTGTTGGCTTGAACTTGGTTTCTTTTGGCTTGCCTGCAAATTTAGAGGCGTCAACTTTTAGGGTTGCTTCAAGTGCTTTGATTTGCTCTGGCAGAGTCTTTCTCTCTGCCATTGAAGCTTCAAAGCCTTGACCCGTTAATTTTTTCTCAAAGGCCGGTAACAAGAATCTGGCCACATCTGCGGCAACACCTCCAGCACTTTCTTTGCCAGCAAGCTGGGCTCTCAGCCCAGGCAATTTCTCTCTTGCTGCAGCCTGTGCAGCCTCTACTTCCTCTACAGTCTTGCCTTTGAATTGAGCACTTGGATCTTTTATATTTCCTCTTAAAGTTTCAAGTTCTCCTTTCATCTTCATGAACCGACCGAATCCTTTCACCGCCAGATCAACACCTACAGTGATTATTCCAATCGCTGCCAGGCTGGTCAATGCTCCTTTAAGCAACTTGACCTTGCCAGTAGCAGTTGCGGCTACGTCGCCAGTAATCTTGGCTTGAGTGCCAGCTGCTACCAATCCAGCATATGCCGTTTGGATCCCGGCGAAAGCGTCCAAAGCAAGCTTTGCAGCTGTAACTTTTAAAGCTAGGTCCGCAAAAAAGCCAATCGTTTCCTTATTTTCTCCAATGAATTTGGCAAGATTCAGGAGACCTAAGACTAAATTCCCAAGTTCTTTTACAACACCAATAATTTCATCCTTAAATTCAACAAGCACTTCTCCGGCAAAGTCTTGGATTTGAGCACCAACTGGTTGAATTGCCGTGCCTAACTCACGTCTGAAAGCGTCTACAAGAATATTGAGTCGGGCTCCTGCCGATGCAGAGCTGCCTGCGATTTTCTTGGCAAGTTCTTCAAATTCAAGCCCGCTGTCTTTAGCAAAAAGCATCAACTCTTTTAGCCCAACACTGCCTGCCTTTAACTCCTTCTGAAGCTTTTGCATCGCTGCTGGCCCTTCGCCATAAGCAGCCTTAGCAAAACGAACAACGGCACCTGGAAGACGCTCGCCAAGTTGCCCCGAAAGCTCTTCTGCGCTGACCTTACCTTTCGAGAACACCTGCACCATTGCAGTAATGGCAGACCTCACGTCATCGGCACTTCCTCCAGTAGCCAAAACAGCAGAGCTGATTCCTCTAAAGACAATCTCAACATCTGTAAGGTTTCCCCCAGCTCCTACAACCGCCGCAGAAAGTCTGGTGATGCCAGTAATTGAGTCAATGGCTGAAATATTGAAGTCTTTAGTAGCTGAATTTGCTGCCGCAATTGCTTGGTGAAACTCAGATTCACTACTGACAACTCCTCTAAGTCCAATCTCTAGCTTTTGAATTTGCGCCGCATAATCGGCTGCCGCTCCAATCGCTTTCCTGATTCCGCCTACCTGAGCGCCAATAGCGGCACCAGCGAAAGCGCCCTGTACTCCGCCAAAAGCAGCACCTCCTAGTCCTCCAAGCGCACCTTCAGGCCCTCCAAAAATACCCCCAGAGATTACTGCGCCAGCGACCTGTGTTGCCTGACGAGCACCGCCGCCGCCTCTTCGCCCTTGAGCCTTGTTTAGTTGTTTTTCGTACCTTCCAATATCAGCCGTTAGCTCTTTGAATTCCTTACTGTTAATATCCGCTTCTCTTCTTAAAGCTCTTAAGGCTGTAACCTGACCCTCGATTGAGCTAATGCTTTGATTACCTTGCTTTGCAAAATCGTTTATTGATCTTCTTACTTTTTCAATAGAAGGAGCCGTCGCTGATGCGAATTTTTTTAAGTCCTTTATAGATTTCCCAATTTTATCAATTATCTGCTGAGAGCCTGAACCCGCCTTGAAATCAAGCTTGATGGAAAGAGTTTCAATTGCCTTTGCCATCAGAGCGTTTCCTAAGTTCCTTGAGGGCTGCCGCCTCCATTATCTGAAGGCGCTCGAGCATGTCTCTACGATCCTCCACATTGTAGAGGCCAAACAGACCTTGGGAACCTAGCAGCACCTCATATTTCAAACCGACATATCCACTCATCGAAACCTGCCACTGAGTTTGAAGTCGAAGAAACATCATGACTGCATCCCAGTTTTCGGCCCAAACCTCGAAATCCGTGGACTCCTTTGGCTTCGATTTCGGCAGGCTTATCCCAAAAGCGGCTGCATCATCATTGGTTTTGTCCTCGACTTCCTTGCCGCCAGACGCCCAATAAATCGCAGCCTCTCTTAGTTTCCCGACTCCGCCCCCCCATAAGTTTCGGTGTAGCTATTCAACACGGCTTTCAACCAGTCGATATCTTCGCAAAACTCCTCAAGCTCTTTAGTGGAAAAAGGCACCTCTTTGCCATTTTCATCCTGGATGCCCTCCCATCCAACAAGAACTTTCTTTAAAAGCCCGCTACCTTCATCTTCGCTTAATTTGCTGATCTCAGACATCTTCACTCTTTTGAAGACAGCTGTGAATTCACATTTGTCAAATTCGCCTGGACGCTCTTCACTAGGCTCCGTGACCTCAACAGGCCACTTAAAGGTTTTTACTTTTTTGCGTACAAAAGCCATTGGGTAAGTGCATAAGCAAAAATAGCTTACACAAGAAAAGGGAGCCCGCAAAGACTCCCCAAGTGTTAACAGGCAGATGATCAGGTGTAGATCAAGTCAAACTCAGCGTTAGCAGCAGAGTCAGGCACGCAAACGTAAGGGATCTCTAGCATCGCAATGCCATCCTGATCGCCATAAGAAACATCGCCAATGTCCACTTTCGCAGAAACGAATTGAACGATGTTTCCGGCTGTTGCCCCGTGGGTGAACTGCAGATTACCTAACGCTGCATCGTCATCAACTGCTGCAGCGAAGAAGTCCTTAGTTGCTATCAGGACCGCTTCAATAGAAACAGAACCAGACACTGCACGATCGGTGATCAGCACTTCTTTGCTGCCTCCCACAAGCTCGCGGTAAACCAGTGAGGTGCCAAGATCCATACTGAATGACTGCAAGGCTCCTGCGTACGACAAAAGCTGGAAGCTGCTGGTATTGCCGTTCTTGAAGATCAAAGGATCATCTTGATTGGCATACGTTGGAGTTGGCAGAGCAGTGTCGTCTGGAGCGTTGTAAATGCCAGTGAAGGAAAAATCCAAGGAAGGGATCTCGCCAACAGTTGCATTCAACGTCAAGTTGCCTCTGCAACCAGTCACCTTATGGCGAACGCCGTCAATGTTGTAGTGGATGGTGACGCTGTTAAACGCACTTGATTCAGGCTCATACTTAACGCTGGCGCCTGCGGCGATCGTCTCGCTCAATCCGCAAGCCTGAATGGCTTTGCCGTACTGAGGAGCAGTTCCAGCAGTGCCAGAGCCAGCCAACTCAACACTGAAGGTGCATTCAACCTTAGTGTTTGCCAGTAGCTGCTGAGACGCGCCCATGTAAGGACGGATCAAGTCGCGACTGACGACATCACTCGACTGTGGAGTGATGCTTAGATCCCTTACTAGAACCGCGTCGGCTCCGGTCGGAGTTGGATCCGTCCCGTAAGTCGACTCCGTCTCTATCAGAATCAGGCGTTTGCGTAATAGCAGTGCCATCGGATGTTCCC